GAAGGGATATTGATCAAGTAAAACCTTGTGACTGTCTTCCATTAGAATCCGTATAAATATGTGATAAGGGATAAAACACAGTGCCACTCATCACAAGTTATTTATATGAAAATATTATAGAGGTTCAGGTTCTAGATGATGATCCCACAATTAAAACAAGGAATAGAATCGTGTATAGCAGACCAGTGAAAGTTTATAAGAATATCGATAATATTATCACAATTCAATTCAGAAACAACGACCAAAAGCCTGCTAATGTTGTAAGTAGATCTTTTACATTTGCACTGACAGATAGCAATGTAACGGTATGGTCGACTACTGCTAATATTTCAAATGTAACTACTGCGGTTGGCACGGTTACATTGGACCAAGCAAACGTTGCGAACCTAATACAAGAATACTACAATTACACAGTGAGCTACACTGGGACAGCAGTGGGTAACTTAACACTACCTGCATACACTGATGACAATTGGGGTGCGGTTGGACAAATGCAAGTTATCTCAAACGTTTATTAATCAAAATACTTGACTCGCAGTAACAACTAGCATATAATATAGTATATGCTGAATATCATCTCTGACTTTATTAAAAGTATCCTGCCTGCAAAGCGTAAAACAACTCCTAGCGGTTGGATTAGCTTTAATGCACCTTGCTGTATACACAACGGTGACTCAGCAGATACTAGAGGTCGTGGTGGCTTAACTGCTAACGCAGATGGTAGCGTGTCATATCACTGTTTTAACTGTAACTTCAAAGCATCGTATCAACCGGGTAGACATTTAACATTTAAGTTTCGTAAACTATTATCCTGGATGGGTGCAGGTGATAGCGATGTTAAACGATTGGTAATTGAAGCTATTCGTATCAAAGACCTAGTAGCACCAGAGCAGGTTAAAGACGAACCAGAAGAAAAGATTGAGTTTAAGGTTCGTGAACTACCCAAAGATGCGCTTAGTTTTCAACAGCTACTTACACATCACATATTAGATGACTTTAATAATGTTCCTACACTGCTAAATTCAGCAGTTGACTACATCAAGGCTCGTAAGATTGATCATACCAAGTATGACTTTTATTGGACTGACAGTACAGAACACAGCCTACATCAGCGTGTGATCATTCCTATGATTTGGGAAGGTAACACCATTGGTTATACTAGTCGTGCATTTACTGATGGAGTCAAACCCAAGTACTACAGTCACTATGAGCCTAACTTTGTGTTTAATACCAATAATCAAAAACGCGACAGTAAGTTTGTTATTGTCTGTGAAGGACCGTTTGATGCTATGGCCGTAGATGGTGTAGCAGTACTGGGTAATGAAGTTGCAGAACAACAAGCAGACATTATTGACGCACTGGGACGTGAAGTTATAGTAGTCGCCGACGCAGATAAGAGTGGTGTTAAACTTGTTGATGCGGCTGTTAAGTATGGTTGGAGTGTTAGCTTTCCAGTTTGGCAAGAAGACGCTGACTGTAAAGATATCAGTGACGCAGTAGTTAAGTACGGTAAACTGTTTGTGCTTAAAAGTATTATTGATAGTAAAGAATCAAGTAAGTTGAAAATTGAATTATTGCGTAAGAGAAGATATGCTTAATCAGATCGCAGGATTTCATATCGAGCCAACAAACATGTGTACATTAAAGTGTCCACGATGCGCACGTACAAACTTTATTGAGCGATTCCCTTCGCAGTGGACCAATAAAAATTTAAATCTAACACATTTAAAACAATTCTTAGATATCGACCTTACAAATAAAGACATAGCTCTTTGTGGTAATTATGGAGACCCTATATATTATCCACAGTTGTTTGAGATGATTGCATATTTTAAAGGTGCAGGTGCAAATGTTACGATATCTACCAATGGCAGTTATAAATCCTGGGATTGGTGGCGACAGCTAGCTGATCTAATAGACTATAAAGATACAGTGATATTCGGAATTGACGGCATACCTGATAACTTTACCCAATATAGAATTAATGCAGATTGGCCTTCTATTAAACTTGGCATAGAAGTATTAACAAAAACTGACATTAAGACTGTATGGCAATACATACCATTTTCATTCAATGAAGATACTATCGAGTCTGCTCGGCAATTATCTCAAACTATGGGAGTCGATGAATTTTTAATATTACCTAGCGATCGATGGGACGAAAACGATAACTTACAATCAACTAACTATGCCGGGGATAGAACCACAGCAATAGTCACATGGAAGAATACACCAGCACAGGATCGAGTTAGTGATGTTGATGCTAAATGTAAAAATTTAAACAATCAACATTACATATCGGCCGACGGCTATTACATGCCCTGTTGTTTTGTAGGAGATCATAGATTCTACTACAAGAGTGAATTTTATAAGAATCGATCGAAATACAATATAAGTACTACTACCATTAGCGAAATATTAGCATCAAATCAATCAAAAGACTTTTACAATTCTGTAGAAGATGCTAAACTTAATTATTGCACTTTTAACTGTCCAAAACTATGAGCAAAGAATATTCAGCAGACCTACAAAGGTTATTTTTAGAAATGATGTTACAAGATCCGCAGAGTTATGTGCGGGTGCAGAACATTTATAATCCCGAAAACTTTGATAGAAGTTTACGTGAAGCTGCTAAATTTATTAAACAGCACAGTGACGAATATAGAACATTGCCCACTATTGACCAAGTGCAGGCAGTGACTACAGTTACACTTAAAAATGTACCCGACCTAACAGAAGATCACTATAGTTGGTTTATGACAGAGTTTGAGGGATTTACTAAACGTAATGAACTTGAACGTGCTATTCTAGCGGCAGCAGACATGTTGGAAAAGGGCGAGTATGATCCTGTTGAAAAACTTATCAAAGATGCAGTACAGATAAGTTTAACTAAAGACATGGGTATACAATACTTTGAAGATCCTAGAGCTCGTATCGACCGATATTTTAACAGTGGTGGACAGGTAAGTACTGGTTGGCCACAAATGGATAAGATACTTTATGGTGGCTTTAGTCGTGGAGAACTTAACATCTTTGCAGGCGGGTCTGGTTCAGGTAAATCGTTAGTTATGATGAACATTGCACTTAGTTGGTTACAAGCTGGGCTAAGTGGTGTGTATGTAACATTAGAGTTGAGCGAAGAACTATGTAGTCTGCGTACAGATGCTATGCTTACTGGTATGAGTACAAAAGATATCCGTAAGGATATCGAAACAACTGAACTTAAAGTTAAGATGGTTGGTAAGAAATCTGGACAATATCGTGTTAAAGGATTCCCAGCACAGAGTAATGTAAACGACATACGCAGTTATTTAAAAGAAGTGCAGATACAAACTGGTATTAAAGTTGACTTTGTTATGGTAGACTATTTAGATTTGGTAATGCCAGTATCTATTAAAGTTAATCCAAATGACCAGTTTATCAAAGACAAATATGTAGCAGAAGAACTGCGTAACTTGGCTAAAGAACTTAATGTATTGTTGGTAACAGCTTCGCAGTTGAATCGTAGTGCTGTAGAAGAAATTGAATTTGACCATAGCCATATTGCTGGTGGTATATCTAAGATCAATACAGCAGATAACGTGTTTGGTATCTTTACAAGTCGTGCTATGAAAGAACGTGGCAGATATCAATTACAATGTATGAAGTCGCGTAGTTCAACTGGTGTAGGGCACAAAGTAGATTTAACTTATAATATTGAAACTATGCGCATCACAGACGAGGGCGAAGAATCCGCAGGCGATGGTAATGGTGCTAGTCGTAATATTAACAATGTATTAAACAATATTAAATCTACATCAACCGTTAATAAAGAAACTGGTGAAATTATGAATGCACCAAAGATTAATGCCACAGTTGACAGTAGCAAACTTAAGAGTATGTTGGCTGGCCTAAAGAATAGCGGCGAATGAATCTAGTTTGTTTTTCAAATAACACTGGTGGCGGCATCCTGTGTGATTTATTAAATAATAAAACTCCCAGTATGGATGGTTATAAATGTACTGGTGCAGAACATTCTTTATTAAAGATAACTGATAGCCCGACAATTTCACGTACTGTAGATGAACCTTCCTGGAATCGTAGGCTGACTCAGCTATTATCTCGCACTAATCAGAATCGATGGATAGGAACTCATTATCATCCTAGTGCAATTTCCTTAGCGCCATTTGAAACTGTTATTGCCATTACCACTGAATCTCGTGAAAGTAAACTATATAGATGGTTGCGATATTATAACGGATGGTTTAAGCTAGCCGAATCAGATTGGCAAGAAACATCTAACCTAGACCAAATTGACAAAGTTCGTTGCCTAGCAAAAAATGTATTTGAAACATTTGAATCACACCCACAATGCACTAATGTTGAATTTGCCGATATAGTATCAGGCGAATTTATTTCCAAACATAACCTAAATAAAGAACATTTTGCTGTCTGGCAACAAAACAATCCGTGGCTGTATAGTGATAGCAATACGTGGGCCGTTGATAGATTTAACGAAGCCGAATATGAAATAATCAATCAAACATCTTTCAAATATCTTTAATAAATACACTAATAACGATACATTAAGGATCGATCTTGCAGAAGAATACAAAAAATATACTGTTTGAACTTGATCAACTGCTCAGACACAAGGATAAAACAAATCTGATTGAAAGCAGAGCTAATAACATTATTAATAGTGCTATTAACCTCATCAATCACATCCGTGAAAACTATGATGCCGAGCAAGCTGGCGAATTAGAGCGACGTCTACTTAATGCAATTAAAGGACAAGACCCAGCAAAATTTAGCCGCGGCATCAGGAAAATGAAAGACGATGAAAATTAACGAAATATTAGCTGAAGCAAGGTCAGTGAAATTAAAAGGAACTACACCTTCTAGCCGCAGTAATAGTGCGCTAGGATCATTCCTTAGAGGAGCAGGTATGGCACAAGGTGCCGATGCTGTAGACGCATACGCAAATGCAAATGCCTTTGCTCCTGGTGTTCGACAAACAAAGAAAATTGGAAACCTTGATGCTCAGAGAAAGTTAGATGCAAAAACAGCCGCTGCTGAGGCAAAACGAGCAAGATTTATCGCTGTAATAAAACAACAAGCGGATCGCCAAGGATCTATATCAATGACTGATATAGGAAAACGTATTCCAAAACAAGGCGAATATGCAGATCCGACAAGACGTAGAGAAGCAATTAACAATGTTGCACAAGAATTAAAGCAACAAGGAGTAACAGTAACAGCAAGTAACACGCCGACTACTGCGCCCCAAACAACACCCACAACCGATGAGCCATACAGTATAGGCGGACAACAATTAGATCCTACTAAGCCCGGTGATAAAGCAATTATTGATAAACTTAAAACTGCACAGGCAACTAAACCTAAAACTGCACCGGCAACTAACCCTAATCAACCTGCAGCAGGAAAATTTGACTGGGATGAAGAAGTACATACTACAGATGCAAATACACCGGCGCCATCTGGATGGGTGAAGCTTAAAATTCCACCATCAATTCAACCCGGCAAAGAATCTCCGTATCGCTTAGTACATCAGAAATATGCTCAAGATTGGATAGCTAACGGGTGGGTATTAGCGAAATGAAGTTATTTGAAATTAAAAAACAAACACCGCAATGGTTACTTGCTGAAGCCGCAGGAGCAAAAGCAGTAAATCCGCATCTTGACCACTTGGAAGATTTAATCTTTAACAGTGGCTATGCAGGTGCGCATGCGGCATTGGATTATGTAGAAAGTCTACGTGTGATGTTAGCAGAAGGCACAGGTACCACAACACAACTAACAGTTAAATGG